CTTCCAAGTGGTTTTGTATTAATGTCATGAAAAGCAGCTTCCCACTTTTCACGAAGCTCCCATTTATTGCACTCTCTACCAAGTCGAATAAGTATATCACAAACTTCTTTTGCATCAGACGGCGTACAGTTGGCGTAACCAACAATAACATTATGCGCCAGTTTTGCGTTTTTGTCTAAACGATGACTAGGACAAACAAGAAGTGTAGCTACATATTCTTTTGTTGACTCAGGTAGTTGCGCCAGTATTTCTTGCACTTGCAACATTGGTGTTTCTTTCAGATTCATCTTCAGCGTGCTCCATCAAAGAAAGTGCCGCATCGATTCTTTTCGTAATACGACGTAGCCGTGTCTTTTCAGGGCCTTTGGCTTTGTCGCGTGCATCTGCAGCCTTGTAAAAGAGTTTTTCAAGGGCGTCAGCAGATTGCTCAATTTCTTCTCGTAGCTCCAAGGTTGACCTCTTTAGCTTGTATTGTTAAAAGGCATTTTAAGACTCCTCTCAAAGCCTCACTCATCCGAGTGGGTATAATTTTAATTGCTCGCTTTTCTTGTTTTATTATAAATAAAACTTACGGTATCTCTGAAATTTCTCCAGGAACCTAAAAATGACACACAGCGTGAACCATGACAAAATGATCCACGAGGTACGTCAATTGAAAGTTCTAAAAGTTGCTCTTTTGCCTCACCCCAATCACGTGACAGCGGCACACTAATAATTGCACCACCTGAACGAAACACGTACTTTGGTTCAGGTCCGAGAAGGTGACGTCCTGACAAGATCGTTAAAACGCCTGTATCAAGGTCTACAGCAAGTTTACGTTTAGAGTGAACAATGTCGTATATAAATTGACTGCGAAGTAACGCCGATGACGGTGTTACAGGCATTAAACGACGAATAGGCTTAATTGGAACTTGTTTAGTCACTAAAGCTCCTTTATAATGACTACACGTGCTGTAGTTTTGCCTCTTATATCACAAAGCTCTACAAAAGCGCTTTCAAGTGTCGGTGCTCGAAATTCTTTTTCTTTAACAACAACAACTTCTAGATTGCCTTCTTCTTCTTTGACTAGCAGCAGTGCCGCTACGATTTCACTGATTTTTGCCATTGTTAACTAACAGCCTTTCAAGCTTCCTCTTCTGTTTCAACGTACTCTTTAATATCGTTTAGCAGCAGATGGCCGTCACGAAAGAGCGCGACAAACATGAAGTTGATGAGGTTTCTTTTGTTCTCATACGTCATGAAAGCTGTCTCAGCGTCATGGTAATCGATGTGAGAAGTTCGTCCGAACCGCGTCACTGAAACAACTCTGTAAACACGTGGCTTTTGTTGCTTAGGCTTGTGCGGACCACGTTGCGGTGGTGCTACATCTCGTTGTTGGTCATCACTCATAGACGGTCGCTCCTTGCGGTTAGGTTGTTAGGTTTCGGACTAAATAAAAGCCCACCGTCACTTTGGACAATGGGCTGAACGCAGTCCGCTTGAAGGGAGCCTCATGCTTTCGACAGCATAGGCGTCAAGTCCCAGAGCCACATTACTTTCTTGACAAAGTAGGGTGAAGCTCCCTTCAAGAGGAGTGCGTTAAACGCGCTGGACGAGTGCTTCCAATTGAAGCGCACTTCGTTTAAGAGTCAGGCTAGACATGCAGCGTACACAAGATACGCCCTGCAAATAGTTCTGACGACACGCGGCTTAGGCGTGTCTCCATCGACGTTAACACTGTCAGTTAGCCTCTGACTAGAGGGACCCACTTGGGTCGAAATTTTGTTGATTACTCGTTGACAGTTTCTTCGGCGGTTTCTTCAACCACCTCTTCAACGACTTCTTCAGCTTCCACGGCGGGAGCAGCCGAAGGTGCGGCCATCGTCGGGGCAACGCCCGACTTCATAGCGGCAAGTTTGCCTTCCAGCTCAGCGATGTCTTCCGGCTTGCTTTCAGCATTGGCGCGCAAAGCGACCAGCTTTTCTTCCGCAGTCTTGATGCGGTACGCAAGCAGAGCCTCGGTGGCTTTCGGCGAGACTTCACGCTTCTCAACACCGGCTTGGTAGGCAGCAAGGATAGCGTCCTTGTTACCCAGAATCCAGTCAGTCAGTTGAGCGTTGTTGTTGGTGCGAGCCATAAGCGTGTTTTTAGCGGCAACGGCTTTCTCGTCGTCCGACATACGCGTGACAGGCGGGTAACGGAAGGTCGTCTTGAGACCTTCGGCATGCTCAGCCAGGAAGGCCAGCTTGCGGTCGTCCTTGGCAAGCTCAACAACACGATCGAGCGCGGAAGCCAGATGCTTCTTCTCGGTCTTGGTGATACGACGAATCGTACCCGTGTCGAAGGCGTTCTCAATTTCGTCTTGCTCAGCAATGAGCCAGTTCGTCAGGTCCGCATTGTCAGCGGTCAGCTTATTGAAGGCAGCTGCGATCAGCGGCCGACGCATGTAATCCAGAGCATCAGCACGCGTGTCGAAAGTCGTGCCATCGGCGGCTTGGAAAACTTGCTTCAGTTGTTGCGACATGGTGTCATCCTTAAGGTTGATGATAGGTATTGATTCCTATCATATAAGTTACCCTAATCTGCGCAGAAATGGTTTCAAGATATAGGGTTAAGTCAACGGGGTCAAGAGCAGCGGCTGGATGCCACGCAGACCGGGTGGACCGACAGACCCCGACGTTTCGGGGAGGCCGGGGGCGACGCAAGCGAGTTCGCGTCGGCCAGGGGTGCATCATCGGCGGTAGAAACGCCTGCCCACGCGCGTTTTTTGCGGGGTAGAAAGTTTACGTCTCGTTTTAAAGCCGTTTGATGTACATGTGTTCCATCAACGTATAACCATGCGATAGGTATACGTTATGCAACAACTCTGGGGAAAGGGTTTCTAGACAAGCCAAAGAAAGGGTTTGACAACCTAACTCTTTAGCGACTTTTTCTAAAGCCTCGATCAATTTAGAACCGTGTGACGCACCTCTAAAATCAGGCGACACAAAAATAAACTGTTCGCTGCCAACAATAACGTCAGCATTAAAAAAGCTGGGCATAGTGATAACACCGGCAGCTGCCATGACGACACCGGCGCGTTCATAAACAATTAGACGAGCGTTCCCTTCGGCGCGTATCATACGCCGAAGGGATTTTGCTAGACTTATGGCGTCTATTGAAATGAAAGAGCCATAACCGGATGCCGAGTGGAAAGCTAACCCCATCGGTATCAACGCCGGTATGTCTTCAAGCCTGGCCGGACGAATCACGTTGGTTCAGGTCCATACTGTTCGTCAAGCTGACGTTTAACATCTGCAGCAATACGCCACCATGCAATTTCGTTAACCAAGCCGGTGCCAGGTTCAGTTGGACAAGGTGTTGCAAGAATAGAATCACAATAAGTACTTAGACCGGTAATGACAAACGGTTGAACCAACGCACCAAACGGCGAAAAGTTCATGAGACGTTCCATGAACTGCGTGTTGTTTAGCCGTAAAGGTGCTTTCCAGACTTTATCAGCTTCTAGCGAGATTGTGATAGTTTCCTCGCTAAGTTTCAAAACACCGGCTTCTTTAAAGTGCTCGTTTTGGCGGCTTGATTGCTCGGATTTTAGCGACCCAGCCGATATTTCTTCGGTTACGTTCTTTTGGTCCGGGCTTATCGGTGTTGAGTTCTTCTGGTTCATACGGGTTTCCTTGATCGCGCACCTCACGATTGAAATGCAAAGGGTGGTTTCCTAAACCGTGAAAGTAGCGCCCTTTGGCGGTATACCGATGCATACCGCCGTCCGGGTCACGTACAATTAGAGGAAAGATTTTATCTTCTGTTACCTTGATAACGTACATGACAATACCGTTGTCAGTAACGTAGTAGTAACCCGGTTTAGGACGTATAGGAATTCTACCTCTCGGCATCACCTGTCACCAGAATATGACGAGCTTCTTCACGAAGTACATCAGCTTTTGCTTCAGCTTCACCGATAGCACGAGCGTTTGTATAAGTCCGCTTTGCCATAATTACTTTTGCTTCAGCTTGAATCCACCTGTGAATGACAAGAAAGTCAACTTCACGCATCAAACACCTCATCGATAAGTTTAGCAAGATACGTTTCATCAATCTTGCCGGGAGCCGTTTCGATAGCGCTGATCAACTCGCCCATATAGGCGGCGTCAACACCCATTAGTTGCTCACGAAGCACTTTTGGATTGTTAAAATCGATTGAACGAACTTGGTGCGCAATCTTAATAATTTGACCAGCAGAGATACGCCACCCTCGCCCTAAAAACTTTCGAAGGCGCATCATCGAACACAGTGGGTAAAGAGAACCACGGTAAATGAGCGCCTTAGACATCATAGAAAGAAGAGCTTCTTGCGGCGTAACGAGTGAGTCATTACACCAATCATAGTGGCACATTGCGTGCGCATAGTCGTAGTTGTCGTGAATCTCTGAGGGCGTGCCGTAAAAACGAATTATCAGTTGCACCTGATCAGAAAGAGTAATTGCGTTGTCAGTAAGGAAGACAGGACGATACGCTGCTTTCTTTACCTTAACGCCTTGGTCGCCACGAACTTCAGAACGCAGTTCTTCAGCAACACCCAAAGAATCAGCAACAAGACTGTCGTAACCATACTCATTCTGGCCGAGACTCGCCATAAAGTTGTCTTCAGCTTCTTCCGAAGCATGCGTCTCAAAGTATGTATACTCAGTCTGATCTTCTCCAGCAACACCTGAAGATTTCATAAAAATGATGATGCGATCTTCTTCTTCACCCCGAAGGTTAGTGATGCGCTCGTCGCGCAATTCAGGATTTATGTGGTGAGCAGCTTTGTGTTTAAGTAGACCCTTAGTGTTATTAAAGTTTTTAACATAGTACTCAGCGACGGCACGTGCTGTTTCACGCGTTCTGAAGTAAATGTCAAAGTCGTTAACAGTATCACCCATTAGCATAGAGGCAATACAGCCACCCGATACAATTGTGTCTTGACGCACAAGGCAGCGAAGCGCCTCGTCTGTAATGGACGTCTGCCAGTCAGTGAGTTTCTTCCGAAGTACTTTTTTGACGGTTGTTGATTTCATTCCCATTTGGATCTTCTTTATAATGTTTTGCTATATGTTGACCTAGATGACCGGCACAGACCCAAGTGGCACACTTTGGACAGTGCGCAACTGCTCGTCGTCCTTTACGCTTAGTTTGATGAAGAGGGTCGCCTATTGAACGAACTTCGTGAATGACCGGCCCCCAACCTGTTTCTATAATACGCAAAGGAAGCCCTGCGGCTGGCCACCTGTCTTTAGGTTGAAGACCGAAGGCTCGTTTGCGATCTGCATCGCGCATGGTGTTGCCATTACGATGTCGTTTATTCACACCCATTTTCAGCCTCAATTGTGGCGTTTTCATTTTCGGCCACAAACGCGGTTAAATCGCTGTCCTGAATGATTTCAATGCGATGACACTCACCGAGAGCCGCTGACACGCTAAGAAGTAGTTCATTATCAAACGGCCCACCCTCTTTAACGTGTTCATCAATCAATTTGATTACTTCAACAGCGGCTGACGCAACAATTTGACCTTCTATATTCATTGTCATCAGGCTTTTCTTTCAATCTTTGTCAGGTATATCATTTGACTCTTTCGATCTTTTCGATGACGACGTCCTCGTAGTAGTACTCGACGAGTCGATTGATGTCTTCCCAATCAACATCCCACCAAGGGACGTTAAAGATCCATTCTAGACCTAAAACCGATAGCGCGTGCTTGGCGCGATCGGTCTTTAGCGCCGTGCGCAAAGCGGCGTACCTTAAGGAGTTGTCCGAGATAACTATTTCTGGAATCCCAGATGTGTTGTCGCTGAGGGTGGGTGAATGCACCGCACCCAACTCGTTCCACATCGTTGCCGTCTTGGAAGTCAACGAGGAACCCGCCAAGAGTGCCCGCCGGAACCATGCCTTCTTGGGCGGTAGATCGCTTGGAGTAACCAAGTTCGCTTTCCTCTTTTTCGTTTGTATTAGTCATCTTTTCGTAGAAACCTACGACGACACCTTCAAGGTCCTGGAAACGCTTAACCTTGTAGATATTACACTCACGCATTGTGGCGCGACCGTTCTTGTAGGGACCTACGGGACTACGAGCAATGATACCTTCAAAGCCGTCAGCGAGTTGCTTTTGTTCGTATGCTAGTAGTTCTTCGAGCGACTCTACTTCAACTTGCTCCAGAATTTTAATATCTGGGTTGGCGTAATGTGTTACGAGTTCTTTAAGAGCTTCTTGTCGCTCGTAGTAAGGACGGCCAATATGCGCTTCTAGGATACAGTCAAAAACGTAGTACTGAAGCAACTCAGCGGGTTTGTCTTCAGACATAACATGGCTTTGTGTTATGTTATAGACACCAGGTGTGTTGTAAGGAACACCTGCAGTTAACTCGCCGTCAAGCCCTTGGAAGCGGCCAAACTTTTGCTGGACTTGAGACGACGGTAGTTGGATACCTGACCGCGAGACCATGCCGTACATACGCGGTGTGACGCCACGAATCCCATCAACTTTCGGCGACACCCACATGGGGTATTGAAAGAAGTCAAAGAACCTAGGATTCTTTTGAGGGTCGTCTATTGGACAAAGAATTGGTCTAAACGACATCAGATTTATTTCTTTCTGTAAGGGCGGCTCGGGCGCTAATTGCTTTGTCAACGTCATCCCATATACCAAGGCCGTCGGCATAGTTCTTCCGCAAAGAACAAAGACACGATACGGCAAAATCTACATCGCTCCGTAGTCTCTCTATCTCAGCGGCTTGGCGCTTAACGAGCCGGTCGTCCCCCGTAAGCTCGATTTCATGTTCAGTCAGGGCGGTGACAATATCGCCCCATTCAACTTCTTCACCACGCGCGAGCAAGTCGCGTTCGATCATCCACTCGCTGAAACCCTTGTCGAGCGTTCGGGCCTCCACAAGTTCAGCGGCTTGGCGTTCAAGGGTGTCGGCTGCTTCGGGGCCGTCGGGGTTACGACGCCGTTTGATTGAGGCTTCTTTCGCTTCAGACCAAACTGAACGGGTTTCCCGCAGCCTCTCGCACAGACCCGCTATGTCAGGGGTGGTCATGTGTGTCTCCTTTAAGGGCGGCAATAGCACGTTTGCCTCCATCATCAGCGTAGCTGTAATAACCTAGTGTAGTCCGCAGTTTCTCTATCTCAGCGGCTTGGCGTTCAAGGGCGACGCCGCTCTGGTGAAGCGCGTTCATTATTCGCGCGGTTGCTGGCGGTTTGGCGTGGGCGTCGTTCAGTTCAAGCCAGAGCGTTTTCAGCCTCTCGCACAGACCGGCTATGTCAGGGGTGGTCATGACCATGATGCGCTCCACCATTTGCGGACGCGGCGCGGGCCTTCTTCAGTGACTGCAACGGCCAGAAGGATAGCGACCACCATTATCGGGCCGACAACCAGAATGCTCGGCATGAGGACGGCGGAAATGAAGCCGGTCAGCGGCTTGTGGCGCTCCTCCATGTCATCCCATGTCAGGCGCGGCCAAGCGGCCAGAACGAACAAAACCCACGCGGCGGTCAGAAAAACGGCCATCACTCCCTCCCTGTATCGGTAGGGCGAAGGGCTGCGATGATGGCGTCAACGTCGTCCAGCGTGTGCCGGATGCTGTTCGCGGGCGCATGACGCTCGATAGCCGCCTCAACGATCTCCGCGACGCGCTGGCGCTGTTCCTCGCTCACCCCTACCGGAACGACAGGCTGGCGAAGGGCTGTGAGGAACGGCAACAACGCCTCTGCCAGCGCACCGGCTCCGAGGGTATGGCGCCCATCGACACGGCGGATTTCTTGCGCCAACGCGTCAACGCTCACCCCTACCGGAACGACAGGGGATGCAATCACCAACTCCCACAGATTGTCGGGGCGCTGCCGCCATTCCCCGGCGTTGACGCTCTTGCCCTCCGGTGTTTCGACCTCGATAAACCGAGGACCGTTGTGATCTGGCGGACCGTCAAAAACGATGTGCCGAGCAGTCCAAGCCTCCCCCTCTGGTGCGGGAACGACAGGGGATGCGAGATGGAAAGCGTTGGAGCAAAACTCTGGGCGAACGCCGTTGCAGGTCGGGCAAGCCTCCCTCTCCATATCAGCGGGGAGTTCGTCGGGGGTCATGCTGCTTCCTCTGCGACAAGGCCTTCTAACGCATCAATGACACCATCTACCATCAGTTGAGTGATTCTGTCATTAGACTTCAGTAGATGGTCTTCAATGCTGCGGGCCGTTTCAAAAACATGGTCGAGATGCAGCGTATCCATGTTTTTTCCTTCCATTTTGTACTGCTGGTAAAGGGTTCCGTCTTGAATAGTGTTAATGTCGTGGTATTTTAGCGCCATGTTTAGAGCAATCATTGCGACACCCATTGCTGGCGAGATACGCGCTTGTTCTGCGCCCTCGACAGCCAACAGGTTATCCGGTTCTATAGTCATCACTCACTCCTTGTATCGGTAGGGCAAAGGGCTGCGAGGATGTCCTTGCTCGCCAGTTCGATTACTTTATGACGAAGACCTACATCACGCATAGCGCGCTCGATAATCGACGCAATCTGCTCTTTCATCTCTACCGAAACGGCAGGTTGGCAAGCGGCCATAATGGCGTCGGCGGATTCATCGCGTCTCCACGGAGTCCGCCGCTGACCATGAAGCCACGCCCCGTCAAGCTCGTCCAAGACCCGCTCTCTCACCCCTACAGGAACGACAGGAGCTGCTGCGGACGCGATAGCCATTCCGCAATCCACGCAACGAACAGGCTGACCTGCCGCGTCGGTTTCGTAAGCGTCATGCGGGCAAGCCTCCCCCTCTGGTGCAGGGGTGCGGCGGTTCCACATAGCGACAGGGGCCACAACGTCGGTTCCCGCGCAGTCGATATGTTTTCCTCCGCAGGTCGCCTGATTGGCCCCGTCGTATTCAAAGGTGCGGGCCTCGCCCCCACAAAACGGACAAGGTAACAGTTTCTCGCTCATAGTTCATCACCTCTTAGTTGTTTATTTCGATGTGTTGTTATCGTCCAAGTTCGCTTTCTTACACCGGCTTTAAGTAGCCCTTCTTCAACAACGTACTTAACAATGATAAAAGAACCATCAACTTGCGGTGCGTACTCAAGCACCTCATAAGGCGTGTCTATGGCGCATGGCACAAGATAAATAAGGAACGTATAACCTTGTTTTTTATGGAATCGGATTTGCTCTTCTAGATCAACACCACTACGCCAGTATGCCACAGACGTACTAAAAAAGTGCCAGTCTTCAGGTAACTCAGATAGGTGCATTTGACCACAGCTTTTCAATAACACGATTCACACCGGCTTCATGAATTACACGCCATTCATTCAACGTATGAGCGCCTTCAACTTGCGGGGCGTAGTCGACAATTTCGTAGTTAGAGAACAGCGATAGCGGCACCCACCACACGGTGAAGTCACAAGCTTCTACTTTCATTCTCGCGACGATGTCTTCCAGATCAACACTTGTCGTAAAACAATTTAACGATGACGCATAGTAATGGTGTTTAGCTTGATTCATAAATCACATCTTTGTGGCTTTAGACGCTGCAACCGCAAGGGTGTTGAGGTCTGTATGATGAAGGTCTAGTAACTGCGAAACTGTAATTGGTTTATTTTCAATAAGTGTCAGTAAAGACAGCAATTTAACTGTTCTGTCAATAGGCTTGTTTACGCCTTCAACGAGTAGCAAATCTTTAATTGTCATTGCTCGAACGGTTGCAAACCTGCCATCATACAAGGCAACGTGAACTGCTGATGTCCTAACAAGAGTTGCAGCCTTCGCCTGAAGATCTTCAAGCAAGCGCGATGACTGTGACGCCTCTAGCTTCTTCGAGGTACTCCAGCCCTTCAAGATGAGAGAACTTAGTTTTGTAATAGACGTGAGTAAAACCGACATTGGCAATTGACCTCGCACATGCCATACAGGGTGAGTGAGTTACGAAAAGCTCGGCACCTTCAAGAGCAATACCTTTTCTAGCGGCGAAGTCAATGAGGTTCTTTTCGGCGTGAGTGACGTTGTCTTTAGTTTTAAGTACATACTGTCCACCAGCGGATAAAACGTACGGCACCCAAACACGATGCTCACAACAGTTATCTTCACCAGGACCGGTACCGTTATAGCCAGTACAAATAATACGGTTATCTCGGACGGCGACCGCCCCAACCTTCAGCTTTACAGCATGTGAAAGCAGAGCGGTCTCCTCCGCAACGCGCATGAAGTATGCCTTCTTGCGGTCAGCAGTCATAGTTATCCTTTCGGTAATGCTCGTTTAAAAGCACCCCAAACATCACCCCACGAGCCTGTGAGAGATGCTTTGGCGTAACTTGTTTCACGAGCTTCAAAGAAATTGGCGTGGCTTTGAGAGCCAATCATTTCAGCAACCCACGGAAGAGGATCTTCAGTAACACCATAGAGAGGTGTCACACCGAGGTCACGAAGTCGTTTATCAGCAGTCCACCTAATGTATTGTTTAAGGTCTTCTTTAAGAAGACCACGCATTTCAAGCTTTTTCTTATAGACTGTGTCAATGAAGTCAAACTCAAACTCGACCATGAGCTCAATTGTGGCTCTGATTTCGGCGTCAGATTCTCTACTTTTCCACCCACGGTTCTCTTCGACAATAGTGTTGGCAATCTTTGTTAGACCGGCAACATGCATTTGCTCGTCAAGAACGGACCACGAAACGATCTGACCCATACCCTTCATTAGGTTGTTCTTCGGGTAGTTCAGAAGCATGACGAAAGACGAAAACAAAAACAGCCCTTCAGTGCCGGCGCTAATACCGGTGATAGTTGTAAGAAGTTGTTCTCGTGTTTTACCTTTACGACAGCTGCTAACTACGTTCTCGAAAAACTCGTGCTTTTGACGCATAGCAGGAACATTCAAGAACTCTTTATAGAAGCTGTCTTCCATACCGAGTGTCTCAATCAAGTATGAATACGCGTCAATGTGAACACACTCACGACTGGCGAAGCCTGCCAGCATCATGCGCAATTCAGGTTGCTTAAAGTAAGGAAAGTAGTCGTTAATGTAGCCACCAAGAACATCAACATCTGACTGCGTGAAAAACAAGAACACATCACGCAAGAAAGCTTGGTCTTCAAGTGTCAGCTTGTTATTCCAGTCACGAACGTCTTCATGCAGCGGCACTTCGCGCGCCAGCCAGTGAACTTGTTCGTGCTTTAGCCACGATTGATAAGCCCAAGGGTAGATGAACGGCTTAAATGTGTCTCTAGTTTGAAAGACTCGAGACATTGTTTTACTAACACGTTTATTCATAATTTACTCACAAGCCAGACAGGAGGGTTCACCAAGGGTAGTCGAAATGTTATACTGCATATCTGACCGTTGGTTGTTTTCTGATTCACCGTAGTAAAGCTTGTCAGAACGGCAGTAGTAGAGAGTTTTAAGACCTTTGAGCCAGGCGTCAAAGTGCACTGCGTGCAGATATTGAATCGGCGCATCGGCACGGAACGCCAGATTAAGCGACTGAGCTTGGTCAATAAATACTTGACGATCGGCTGCATGTTGTATAACCCACATTTGGTCTACTTCAGAAAAGGTTTTATATACTGCCTTTTCGTAGTCGGTGAGACATTCGAGGCTCTGACAAGAACCACCTGAAGCAATGATGACGCTCCAAGCCCTCTCGTAAGACACATTATCCAATCGTTTCTTAAGGATTGCATCAAGGAACCTATTTTTGTTAACAAACGAACCTGACAAAGTGTCTTGTTTATAACCGTTTGCACGAAACGGCTCAATCGAAGCCGATGTATTTTGCATAATAATCGATGTAGACGCGTTAGGTGCAATTGCAAGTTTGTGAGAGAAACGCTCTATCACACCTGCAGAAGCGGCATCAGGACACGGCCCACGTTCTTTAGCGAGCTCAAAGGACGCCTGATCCATGTAGGTTTTATAGCGCTCAAAGATCTTCTTATTGATCGAAACAGCAACGGCTGACTCGAAAGGAACATTCTTTTTCTGAAGCAACGCATGGAAACCAAGAGCACCGAAACCGATGGCACGCTCTTGAGACGCGCTGAACACGGCTCTAGCAACGTGTTTTGGAGCTTTCTTAATAAAGCTCGTTAAGACGTTGTCTAACATTTCCGCGCAATCACGGTAGAACTGATAGCTGTCTTTCCATTCTTCCCAATACTCAAGATTTCCTGAAGCAAGACAGCAAACGGCCGTACGCTCTGCGTCAGTCGCAAGCGTGATTTCAGTACAAATGTTTGACTGCTTGATTGAGAGACCGAGCGCTTTTTGATAGTCAGGAAGTGCTCTGTTTGAAGCATCAATAAAATGCAAATACGGCGTACCCGTACGCATTCGCGTCTCAATAAGATTTTCCCAAAGACGCTTGGCAGAGACTACTTCTTTGACTTTCTTAGTGTGAGGGTCAATCAACGGCCAAGAATCGTCAAAGTTTGCGTCTTCCATACTGCCCATAATCAGCTGCATGAAAGTATCCGGAATATTGACAGCGTTAAACATTTCTTGAACACGCTGATTAGGGTCACCTGTTGGTTTACGCATGTCCATAAACTGAACAACGTTAGGATGACTAATGTCAACATACCCGGCAAACGTACCGCGACGTGTTGAACCTTGGCGATACGCCATTGAGTTAGACTCGTAAGTCTTGACATGTGGCATAAGACCCACAGACGTGTGGTCTTCTGAACGAAGACCAAAGCCTAGACCAACACCGCCGCCGAGCATTGAAAGCCAGTTAGTTTCTGATTGTGATTGAACAAGGCCTTCTCTTGTATCCGGAATGTAAACAAGATAACAAGAAATAGGAAGACCGCGTTTTGATCTACCATAAGAAAGGACCGGCGTTGAAGCACTAAGCCAGTGTTTACTCATATAATCATACAAGCGTTGTGCGTGGTCTTCATTAGACGCAAACGCACGAGCAACGTAGGAGAAGCGTTCTTGCGGAGATTTTTCACCCGGCATCATGTAAGAGTCACGTAGACGACGTAGACCGAGTTCGTCAAAAAGCTCGTCACGTGACGGGTCAATTTTTACTGCTGCTTTTCTTATCATTAACTAGAAACCTTTTACGCTTGGAGGCGGTGCGGGAGGTACCTTGAGCGGTACACGTAGCGTACTCGCTGCAGGAGGTACAGAGGGTGCTTTAAAGTCTGGTGCAACTACCGCATTCTTTAGTTGCTTAGGTATAGAGACATCTACGGCTTGTATAACGATGTCATCTGATCTTGGCGTAATATCAACAATGGTTTCGGTTGCTTCTGTACTAAAGCTTTCGTCTGAGACGTACTGAAGACGTCCAGTTGGTCGGTGGTAACGCGCACCAGGAGTCTCACCTGTGCGGCCTGTACGACGGCATTTTAGCACAGACATCATGATATGATTTTGTTCATCTTCTGTTGCTGCTGTCATGTCACGACAAAAAGCAACAATATCAAACGAAATCTGCTTGATAGAGCCTGAGCCTTTAATGTCGTCAATTGTAGGCATGTGACCTGCTTCAAAAGGCTTACCGCTTGCAGCTTTTCGAAGATGCGACACAAGACCAATCCAAACGTGCGGGTAACGTGTGACCAACCGAAGCAGATCGTTCATTACTTTATCAATGGCTTCGTTGCCCGTAAGCCCTTCAGCGCCTTCAGAAACAAGAATGGTGATGTGATCCACAAAGAGGTGCGTACACCCACTGAGAATCATGTATTCGAGCTTTTCGATAATCGAGCCATCACCCATCGAACCTTGGTGATCCAACAGCATGATTTTCTCGTCATCAAAGATTTCATCGAAAGTATCTAAGATAAGCTTTTGGGAAACAAACTCTTCTTCAGGATTACGTCTAAGGTGCATCGTAACGAGTTTTTCCGCCGTTTCTTCAGGCGGTTCTTCAAGCATTACTGCGCCGACTTTGATGTTAAACGGCTTGAGCGGCTCCTGCCCTTCTTCAAGCTGTAAGTTACGTTCAGCGATCAACAGCTCCAGTTTAGGTTGGAAGTCAAGCAGCCAAAGAACATCTTCTTTCATCAACGTCGTCTTACCCGAGCCTGTGCCCGAGATAAATAGCGTAATCTCTCCGCCGCGCATGCCACCGAGTTTGACATTTAGGCCGCGAACACACGGGGGATACGGGATGGCAACACGATTTTGCCTGTCAATCATTCGTTTTCTGATTTCATCTTTAGCGATGATACCAGATGGCACATACGGTGCAGCATCAAAGATAAGCTGCATCAAGATTTTTGAGCCACCAGCAGTGGCGTCACTGAGGACTTCGTTAGCGTCTTTGTATTGCGACGTTTTAACGATTCTGGCCTTGTCCGTACCCACAATTTTGAGTGCTTTTGAAAGAGCCTCTTCACCGACTTTATCTTGGTCCATGAACAGAACGACTTCGTCAAAACTACGCAACCAATCGCGATGCAGCAAGAGCGAGTCTGTCATAACACCAGACGAAAGACCGACAACAGGATAGATTTTGCCGTAGCGTTCTTTGAGAGCCACGGCTACACTGAGAACGTCAATTTCACCTTCGACAACGATTACACGCTTGCCACCGCTGTTAAACTTATCACGTCCGAAAAGGTCTTTTGAAACCTTACCCGGCACTGCCCAGAAAAACTTTTTGTCTGTGATGCGTCGAATTTTAAAGTTAGCATCACCTTCATAAGGGTAGTAGTGGTGTGTAAGTTTTTGCTCTTCGTTAAATGAAACACGGACCCCGAAGAAATCGCAAATTTCGCGAGGGATGTTACGATCTTTAAGTGGCCGGATAGGGTATTCTAATACTTCTGCTAGTGTGTCAGTCACCCTCTGGCTGCTTTCTCTAAAAGTTGATTTATTAGTTTTACGAGGCAGCTCAACACCGTTAGCTTTTAAGACATAGTCACCCCACCGCTTTTTACAAGAAAAGCAAAAACCAGCACCATCTTCATAGACTTGAACACCGTCGCTTGAACAACAGCCAACCTGATCTAAGCAAGGTTGATCATTTTCAACGATTTTTCCCATCAGTCCTCACGAAATGTATACAAAATGTAAAGTGCGTCAACAGACACAGCAGTCCAGAAAAGAGGACTTTGCCAGCCTTCTTGCACATACAGAAAGTAAAGACCTATTTGTGGAGCAACAAGTGCAGTCAATCCAAACAAGGCGTTAAATACGATTCTCATTCATTCTCTCCAGAAGATTAATTAAGTGCTGCTTGTGACGAATTGTGATTGCCTCTGAAACTTTCCAAGACACACCTTCTAAGCGTGTGTTATAAAAGTATTTAGTCGTAGGTGCTTCAACAAACGCTAGCGACCACGATTCAGAATAAGACAATGCACCTTTTGTACGGTATTGCTCAATACAAACAAATTCAAACTCTGACATGGGACGTTCTTTCCACATGTCTTTAAGCAGCGTAGATGATGACTTGTAACGCCGCCAGTCACTTTCTAGGCCTTTATTAACTTGACCATGACCGCGGTATAACTTCTTACCCAGATACGCACGATTGAGCACATTATCGTAGATTACATAAACGAAGCCAACAAACTCTTTACCGCCCATTTGTTCTTCAAAGTGCCAGCGACCGTTGTCGAAACGAGGTACGACGATTTCAGGTGCAGGAGGCACGATGCCGGTGAAAGGTTTCATATTAGCCTCTAAGCTCCTTTATGATAGGCCACTTATCACACTCAAAGTAGTCGTTCCAGTGTGTTTGAATGTGAATTAACTTACCATTTAGGATAAATTGCTCGTACCATGCACGGTCACCGTGAACGTCTGGTGGGTAAGCTGTCAAGTAAGCGTTCACAACAGCCTCTTGCATGTCAGCCTCAGTGACACACTTCTCGATCATTTTACCGGCCTTGACTTTACCGATACCGGGAACACCGGCGATGTTGTCAGTCGAGTCGCCCATTATAAGTTGTTTGTAATAGAAGCGCTTTGCGTCGTCTTCAGTGACAGTTAACGGACCTCGTTTTTCGTCTATGTAATGCATAACATAGTGCAAACCAGGAATGCATTGAAGATCTTTATCAATAGAGCAAATAACATAGTCTTGACCTGCACGACGCGCTTCTTCTGCCCAGATACGGATAAGGTCATCAGCCTCACAGAAGTGTGACGGTATGGCGAGCTCGTTCATTACAGCCAATTCACGAAGTGCCGGAACAAAGTTAGTGAGATATCGTTCCGGCGCGTTTTCTTTATGGCGGTTCATCTTGTACTCAGGAAAGATTAGCTTTCGAAAGCAACCTTCTCCTTTAACTGCCATAACGAAATCGTCAGCAAAGACTGTTTCAAGCAACCTTTCAAGTTCTTTTTGAAAGTTACGCCAACATTCTTTCATGTACTGCGTATCTTGCTCTTTTGTAAACTCTTCATAAATGCGCTGACCGTTTTCGTCAAGAGGGACAAGTTGAGAGCCATTGCCAAGATCGTTTTTGACGTAACGGGAACGACAAGCTTGGTAAGCGAGAACGTCACCGTCAATGATTGCTAGCATCTTTGCGCCCCCTTTACCATCCCTAGGCGAACCGAATGATCATAGAACATTTCAAAGGTATTTAGTTTCTTTTCTACTTCTGTTTGATCAGTAATGAATTTGTGTCCGAACTCACACTCAATGATGTCCATAATCGCGCTGACTTGCGACCATTCGACGTTGGCCCGTTGTAGATTTGTTTGACCTTCATACCAGTCACAGAGAGGCCCAAAGCGAGATGCTTTGAGACACTCCTTGGCGACTTCAATAAGCTCTTCTGCGAGACACTGAAAGAGGTATTGTTCTCGTGTCATCATGATGGTGGATTCTCCAAGTGAAGCAAAGCACGGTAAGCAACACGAACTTCCAGGGAGGTGTCTTTGCTGCCGTTGAGGTAGTCGCTAGCAAGCGCGCCTAAACAAGGTGATCCTGCTTCTTTGTAGACGTCAACAGCAAGCTGTCGTGCTGCTATAAGATACGGGTCTGGAAAATGACTTTCAACCAACGAAGTAAGTGCCATCATCATGGGTGTGTTGTCAAAGTCGCCATTAACAATGTGACGCTCCATAGTGGTTGTGTCTGCTTTTTCACAGGCAAGGTCTCGCGCTTTCTTTAGCGCCCACGGTACTGGTTTTTTCATTATGTTCTCCTCTTAGCTGTATTTAGCTTTTTCTGCTTGGTACACTGCAGAGGCTGCTTCGGCAGTATCAAAACGACCGAGATATCGACGTCCAACGTTATCCTGAATAGACGCAGAAAAGCGTGTGCCTACCTTCTGAACTCCAGGAAACCCGTGTTTGTTCGCTGGATTCTCTCGATTATGGCAATTACGCGATGGTGTCTTTTCGCGAAGGTTCTCTATCAGATTGTTTTGTCGATCGCGATCGAAATGGTCAATCTCACAGTCTGCTGCTATTGCGCCATTGTGTAACTCCCAAACGATTCTAGCAACCATGTGATTACGACCATCAAGCATAACTTGCCAGTAACCGGCACCATTCACATTTCCAGCAATCTGACCTGCTTTGACACGTCCACGCGATACCTTCCAAACGAGAAAGCCTTCTACGTAATCAAAATACTTATTCCAATCAATGGACGTCAAACCAATTATCTCCGACCTTGCCGCTACCGTCCATGATAGTGATTCCAAACAACTTCGGACCATCCATGAATGCTTGTTTACCAATCAAGCGAGCTGTCTCAGCGTGCTCTTCAGGTACCATGAAATCAATCTCATCGTGCATCATAATACAAGGAACGTAAGGAATACCTGCAGCTTCAAGTCTCTCCATTGTGAGCATCAAAGCCGCTCCACACGTTGCTTTTTCCGTTGCTTGAAGATGATAAACTAGCAACTTGTGATTGCTATCTACATAAATACGGTTCCCACCGATTCCAGGAATGTAGCCGTCACCGTACTTTTTAGTACTATTATAAATACGTTCCAGCTTGTCAATTAAGTCTTTAAAGCCTGGAACTGCTTTGGTGAAACCGTTCTTTAGTTTGTTACCTTGTGTAACGTCGGATGCGCCTGTGATATAAAGCCAAAGTTTAGCACCGCCAGCACCGAAAAGAAAGGCGTAGAGAATGCGCTTAGCGGCGGCTCTCTTAACCGCGAATATGAACTTCTCAGCCCATTTACGCGCCCCTTTACGATTAGACCGTAGTCGGTTTTCAAGATACTCTTTTTTGGTAAAGCCACGTTGTTGTAGCCAGCGTTCAAGCGTTTCAGGAATACGAGCCTTGTCTGTACGGACTACAAAGTCTGTCCAGTTAAAACGCATATTTGCAAGAACGCCGTCAAGCAGTACAGCATTGTATTTGTGAATATCACCGTTGATCAAGTTGTCTGTAAAGACAGGGTCACCGAGGTTATGAGCAAGACCACGTGCTTGGTTAGATGCAGAGTCACAACCGATGAGCTTCCAACCAGGCTTGCACTTAAACAGTGAGCGCATTTGGCGACCCCAAGCGGAATCGCTGGAAGGAATGTTCACGATAACCTTGTGAGTAGAACGCATTGAAGGTGTTCCAACCGTCATACAACTACCGTGAAGATTACCGTCTGCGTCGCACTCTTCAATCCATGTTTTAAGATTAGAGTGTCTTGACTTAGCTACAACAAACTCACGATAAAGAACACCATCACCACCAAGAAATTCAAGAGAACTTTCTGTAATCTTGGCTGAAGAAATTTCTTTCGTTCTACGCTTTGTTACAGGATCTTTCTTGTAGTTGAACTCATCAGGCTCCCAGCCTTGTCTGTAAAGAAAGACTTTGACATCGTCGCTTGAGTCAAGACTGAGGTCCTCAAACTTGACACGGCAGTAAGGACCGACAAACTCACGTTGATACGGGCGTTCTTCGACTTCCATCCAAGCTTCAATAGGCTCAATACCAAACCACGAAGCTTTAGCTGCGTGATAGATGCCTTGCTTAGTATAGAGCATCGACATTGGCTCACCGATACCTTCGTGAGGTACACGATCAACAATCACGGCTTTCATTCCAAGCTTGTGGGACAGCAGCTCATGCGCTCTGTCAAGTTCTTTTTGAAGAATTTCTTCTAGCTCAATTGCTGCTTCAAGGTCAAAAGGCCAGCCTTGCAGCTCGGCTTCAGCAGACCAATCAGCAACAGCGTGTTCAGCGCGAAGGTATTCCGCAATTACCGGGCTCCGTTCACGCGTTGCGACATACTCACCCATAACAACGTTAAATACCATGACGCCAAGGTCGCAGTCACGCTCACAATAAGTGAGCATTTCAGGACTAAACTTAGAGAAGTCGTCAAACTCAATCTTAGGATAACCAAGAGCAAGACCCCACGCTTCAAGGCTGTGGCGAACATCGTTACCGAAGCGTTTCCAGTTAAGAACACGAGAAAGAAGCGCAGTGTCAATTTTCTTTGTATGTGGTTTTAGGACATATCCAAAGAGTTTTTTAAGCACCTTTAGATCGTAACCTGTGATGTTATGACCAACAACAAGATCGGCGTTATCAAACAGCGCGCGCCAACCGTGGTCGCCTTCTAGAAAATAACGCTTTTCTCCAGTATCAAGATCAATTGCAAACAGCAACCACATACGACTTACGTGACGAAGCAGCGCGTCACCTTCAATGTCGAAGTAGATGCGTTTCCACATTAGCTACGACCTGACAGAATATTGCTTACTGTGCTCAACAAAGACGGACGAGGACAGCGAACAAGTACATCTAGCAATTCATGCAGCCACGCAATTTCCTCTTGTACGACTATCGGAAGCTCTACTGGTTTAGGCTCGTTTTTTGCCCAAACGTTTGCTTCATTCCGATTATTTTCTACAAAGAAGTTTAATTGCATAACCGTGTGGAAAGAGTAATCAATGTAATCGTAGTTTTGTCCCATTTTAGCCACGCGTTCTTGATCTGTTACGTCTATCCAGCCGCCGGTGCGAATGTGCGCAGCAAAGTCTTCATAGCGTAGCCGCGTATGAATATCTTTACGACTGCCGTCTTTGTTCTTTAGTTCATAAGTAAATCGCATTGATGTTTCCCTCTCGTAAGCTAATAGAGGGCCGTCCGTTAAGACGACCCTCTTGTAGTTTTAGTTAAAAGCCTTCTTTAGGCGCAGCAGGACTTGACGGTGGGGTAAACGACGGAATGTCGTCGTCAGCCAGCGGCTTTTTTACAGGCGGCGCAATGTAGCCGTCATCTTCGTGATCAGGAGCCGAGTCGCCTTCAGGATTGTCGTCGTCATCCATTTTGGCGGGTTGAATGGTTTCAGTGTCAGTCGGCGTGAACTCATCTTCGCGCTTCTTGGGCTTGTAGACCTTGTGCTTGATGACTTGAACTTCCATGAGTACACTGACTTGTTTCTTTTGACCATCGTCATCAGTAAAGTCATATTGGAAGATACGAATGTTCGCGATAGAACCATTACCGACCGTGTTAGGGTCAATCGGTTGCAGAGCGCCGTTCTTGACTTCTGGTGCCGGATTCGGCGTTTCAGTTGGCGGGTTAGTCTTGGTGTCAACTTTGATCGACTTACGCCGCAGCTTGACACGCCAGTAAAGCCGCGCACCGGTCTCTTCGTCGGTGACTGCTTTGGGCTCAAGGCCAAGAGCCTCCCAAGCCTTCTTTTCTTCAAGGACGTTAGTCCGAATCTCAACTTCCCAAGTCGGGTTCTTTTTATTGTACTTTGCGTTCGGACGCTTTTCGTCACACTTCAAGTACCAGATTTCAGCGTTCTTGATAATCGCCATTTGGATAGTGCCTTTTGGATTAAATGTTGTAGTTGTGGGGAGAGGGTTAAGTTAACGGGTTCGCCGTTGCGTTGCCGTGGACTTATCCCGGCCTAAGGTGTTTATCCCACTCTTCCTCAGTGATGCCCGTCATCAGAAACTCTCTTTCACCTGGAGTAAGATCAGGAAAAATGTTCTGAATGAGACCGTCACCAGCGTTATAACGTGTTAGTTGCTCTTCTGTTATATTCAAGTCGAGCGTGTTTTCTTTACCGCTAATCATAGAGATCTTAGTGATCTTCATAACGGTTATCCTTATTCATTTCTTCAACGCGTCCGTCTACTGACGATAACTTCATGCTGATTTCAATGTTGGGGCACTGCTCTACAACACACTTAGGAATGAAATACGCATTACCACCGTTGTTGTTTGTCGCCATCCAAATAATTGCCCAAGTACGACCAGGTAGGTATGCAGCTTGGTCAAACGTAGAGGCAGTTTCTCTAATGTTTAGTCTACGCGCTTTATTTGCAGGATCATCTTCGAGCGTGTCTATTTGATCCAGGTCTTCTAAAGTTTCGACAAGAAAGACGTCTCCGCCAAAATCGGCTTCAAAGAAACCACTCAGGTTAGACTGCTTGCTCATTGCCTCTTGGAACGCAAGCACTTCAGGTGCAAAAATTGGGAGCGTTTGATCTTCGCCCATTTCTTGCATTGTTCGATATACCTTCACTTGCAGTACTCCTTAAACAAAGCTATACTCAGAATCACGTATTAGGTCAATATTAAGCGTCCCAATTTGAACGTGAGTTAGATCGCCATCGATGTCTCTCATAAGAGATGTCAACGGGTCAGCTGCATAGAGTTCAACAAATGTCGAACGTATACAGCTGAACAGGGCCGGCATGTCTGCAAGCAAACAACCGAAAGAGTCATGAATCGTTGTTACTGAAAATTCACAACGATACACTGTCAAAGCAAGGTGAGCAGCGTCAAGACTGTGAATGGCATTAGGGCTTGCACCTGATGCTTGTTTACCTCTGGAAGGTGTTACGTCTTCTATGAACGAAATTGCTATTTGCAAAGTGTTCTCGTAATAACCTGTGCTACGACGTTCTCCTTTTGGAGGTCCGTATTGCACCCAGATTTTCTTAACATTACCTTGTGTGTAGTTTTGAACAACAGGAAAGCCTGTCACTGGAACAGTCCAAGAAAGAAACTCTCCGCGAGCTTCGGCTGCACGACCCGCCCTCTCAAACACTTCAAGAAGTTGCATCGGTCGTTGTAAAGAAACCTTGCAATCTTCAAAAGTCTCACGACCTAAAAAGGAACCCCACTT